GTGCTGCGCCTCGGACTTCTCCTCATAGGGCAAGTCCTTCTTTATATACTTCCTCCATGCCTTGTGCGGGCAGTTGTCGAAGTCGTTGTAGAAGCTATAGGAGGGGATGAAGGTCATCTTTCTACCTCATATATTAACATTTGCTGATCGTACAACTCAGTACAGACACCCCCAGGAGTAACCAGCATAATTTTAGTTATCCTTTCTCCTTCTCGTACCTCTTTCGCATCACGAAGTATTTCTTTCAAGCGTAGAACTGAAAATTGCCCGGTCATGGCCATACATTCCAATGTTTAAGGGCACATCGAGCAGCGGCTAAAATTGCAACTGCAATGGCAATTTCAATTGCAAACCCCCCAATTGTAAGCCAGTTCGTAGGTTCAGTAGTTAATGTAAGATTAACCGGATAGTTAGCTGTCATTTTTATACTCCTTTCGCGTAGGTGGGGATGGAGGTCATAGGAATACCCCAAGCAATACAGAAACAACCAGAACTGCCATTGCCGCAATAGCAGCTACAAGTAGCGCTTGGGTAAAAACAGGCGTGTAAGGATTGTTAAACCAAGACATTTTCATCCTCCCTTCGCATAGGTGTGACTGATATACCCTTCCGAATCCAAGGGAACATCCGGCATCCATGACGGCGCCCGACACAGCTCCGCATGGAGAAAGGAAGCAGCGGCTTTCGCCTCGCTCTCTCGACACACGCAGATCAACTTGTCATGCTCACTGGAGACCACGCGCAGCCCCGCTTGCCGACAGGACAGCCAAGCGTTTCCCAGGTGCACGCGGGCGATCGCTTGGATATAATTCTCTACCAGCTTGGGACCGTACATCTTCGCATAGCCGTTTTGCGTCTGCACTTGCCAGTCGCCATGCTCGGATTTGTGAAGCGTCGAGTAGTCCAGCCACAGACCGTTCGGCAGGTAGAGCCTCTTGTTCTCCACTCGACGCCTCAACCACTCAAACGTCTCCCCGCGCGCCATGGCCTCCAGAACTTGCCCGGCGCTGTTCCATAAGGCAACTACCCACTTATGTGTAGAGCGGTAAAGATCACGGGCAGCAAGTCCTTTAATATCAGATAAGTAGACAGGAGGACCATAAGTCCCGCGACGAGCAGTAGCCACAATACTAGGCCCGCCAGCGCCATATCCACAAGAAAGCTCAAGCTGCTTACCAGTGCCTCTTTTAATCTCCATCTCCTCATAACGCGGGTCTCCCTGCTTCGGCTTGTAGACTTCGTGCCCGTAGAACTGACTGGCGATACCGATGTACGGGTCTTCCTTCCTTCTAAACTTCTCGATCACGTCCGACTGACCCGCCGTCTCGTTGAGCATGCGGCACTCGATCTGCGAGGCGTCGCGCACCACGATCACGTCGCCCTTTTCAACCGTAATACCTTGCCCCAGCTTGGCACCACGGCGGAAATTCTGCCAGTTCATTTTATCCCCACCACTCCAGCGCTTGGTATGTGCGCCGCAGTAGTTGAGGTACACGCAGAGCTTGCCTCTATCCGTCATACTCCGCAAGCGCTGGGTGCGAGTCAGCGTGAGATTGCTTGCCGCGTCGAGTCGGGCCTGCGCCAGGGCAGCCACACGCGAGTTCTCATCGTCTACCAGCTCGCGCATGAATTCGTCGGTCTTGGCAAAGCACGGGTTATTTTTCCCTTTCCCCGGCTTCCATTCGATCTCGACGCCTTCGGCTTCCAGAAGGCGAATCAGCGTCTCATTCTGCCGAAGCTGAGTTGTCGTGACGCCTAGCTCGGTGAGGAGCCTGTCCTTGGCGTCTCTTTCTTCCTTATAGACTTGATCCAGGACGGCGGGAGAGCCCACCAATACAGGCTCCGTGAACAAGCGCACGGTCTCGTCGATAAGGGCAAATTCCGAGGCTGGAAACCCTTGGGATAGGAGGCAAAATAAATGCCAAGTGAGTTCCACGTCATGGCAGCATCCTGAGGCCACTGCTTGCTGCGTCGCAGGTGCCAGTTCATGCCAGTGCTTCCCTTTGAATAAATCGTATGGAACATTCTTGGCCCCCAATCCGAAATGCTCTGCAAGCGCCCCCAGCCCCTTGGGAAGGTGCGGCCCCAGCACGGCGCGTGCCATCGAAAGGGTATCGAACCACATCGCCGGCTTGATGCCGTAGTGGTGAGAAAGGATAAGTCCGTCAAAGTGTGCGTGGTGTGCGAGGCAGGCTGTTGTGCTCCAATCAAGGCACTCAAATATTTCGGGGCGATGGTGCCATTGTGGTTCTTCATTTGGCAGTTTAATTCCTACCCCATGCACTTCAAAACGGAGGTCGCGCACGTAGCTTTCAGTCGTCGTTTTGTCCAGGGTGTATTCCTGGTCAAAGAATGACTCAAAATCAAGTGTGATGATGTTCATAGCTTCACCAAAAGAGAAAAATCATTTTTGCACTCCTGCACAATGCTTATTCCGTCCACACCGCCAAGCGTAATTATCCAGTAACGTCCTGTAACTGGATTAACAAGAACGTACATTGCTAAAGGCATGTTTATATATCCTCCCCGCACGGCTCGACCCAATGCCAGTAAATTCCCTCGAAATGCGCGTTAGCGACTTCGGCTTGGTACTCCATCTCGACCTTGTCCGCCATGCACTCCCCGTGGCCCATCTGACCCGTCATCAGCTGTACCCATACGATCATCCACATCAAAACGCCCCCCGCATTTCAAACAGTGAGAATAAGCTGGTGCATGTTTCACGTCGCACCAGTCACACTTAACGGACGGGCCTACACTAATTGTGTGGTGGCGGGCGGCGGAAGTCGATTTGCGGCTTCTCCACGATTTCTTGGCGGCCAGCGTTCGCCGGACCTTCTCCGGCAATTTCTTCACACACATTTGGTTGTCTCCTGCGTTGACAGGCCCCGCTCGCACTACGGGGCCACGCATCAGATCGACCGCTGGGAATGATTTGCTGTTCAGGTGGCATCACCCCCTTTCCAAGCTGGTCGAGTAGGGCCTCTTTCCTCCTGGGCCACGGCTCGACTCTCCCCGTTTCCCAGTTGTTCACGGTCTGTGACGAGACTATCAACTTATGTGCAAGTTCTGCCTGTGTCAAGCCTACCGACTCGCGATAGGCTCTTATCGTCTGGGCAAAGGTCATTTCAATCTCTTAGCCTATGGGGAAAGGGTATCTTACTACACTTTGGGCACTTGTGAATCCAGTCGTGCCCGAGATTTTGAATTCGTACCGTCCAACCCTCATATTTAGCGTTTCGACATGCCTCGTTGAAATTGTCCGTTTCGCTCTCAAACAACTCCGTGCATGAGTCGCAGTGAAAAACCAAGTCTCCATCCATACGATCGATCATGGCAAAATCGTCCAGAGCAAACAGGCGCACAGGAAGCCCGTCACGGCCACTGTGCCGACGCATACGAGAAAAAGGTGCTGGTCTCGTCTGCACGCAATCTCATAGTGTTCAGCGGGCCTTTGCCGCAGCACGTTGGTCAGCTCGGCCTCGAATTGATCTCGCGTTGGAACAGTTGTCCTGTGCATACGCGCATTTTGTTGCTCGTATTTACCTACTGTGCTTTTCATGTCAGTCCCTTTCAGTGTTGTCCAGTAATCTGCGATGCGAAGCATCCCGCTACGCTGTTTCTCGGGGTTCAAGTCTACGATCGGGGGGAAGGTCATTCTTGCATCTTCCAATCCAATCCGTGTTTTTCCTTCATGGCCTCAATGTACGCTTCGCGCCATTCCCAATCAGTCCGGGCGCGGTTACGGGGGCCGCTAGGACTCAGGAATTGTGGCTTTCTAAGCGCTGTTTCTTGTTGGTTTCGTATGGCTTCCCCAAGCTTACCGTTCGCGTGCCCGTCTGCGTAGTCACCGCCATTGTGCCAAGTGCCGCTTGCGCACGACGGCTTGAAGCTCGGCAACTCTCGCTGCAACTCTCGCCGCTGCAACGCGCGGAAGGCCTCTTCTACCGCCTCCCCGTGCGCTTGCCGTTGCTCCCGTGTCGGGTTATTGATGCGTCGAAACTTGGCAACGGTTTCGCCTAACTTAGGGTAGGGGGGATTCCCCTTGGGCATATACACGGCTACACCCCCTCCGGCTTTACAGCGCGAAGCTTCTCCAGGCAGTCGAGAATGACGAGTGTTTCAGTTGCAAGCTTTGCATCCCGGTAGTCAGGACTTCCCCAATGCGCGCGGGCTTCGTCCATAGTAAAATACCGACAGCCCGCAATAACCCGCCATTTGTCATCCGCGCAAGGGACGTAAATGAAACAGTAGCCATCGGATCGCATGATACCATACACCCGCGCATCGCCGGACACCCGCGCATCGCCATACACCCACGCATCGCCGAATACCTGCGCATTGCCATACACCCACGCATCGCCGAATACCTGCGCGTTGCCGAATACCTGCGCGTTGCCGAATACCTGCGCGTTGCCGAATACCTGCGCATCGCCGAATACCTGCGCATTGTTGAATACCTGCGCATTGCCATACACCCACGCATTGCCGAATACCTGCGCATTGCCGGACACCCACGCATCGCCGAATACCCGCGCATTGCCGGACACCTGCGCACTATCGTGCACCCTTGCATCTCCAAATACGTGCTTTCCCGCTACATTGTAATCCACTGCAACCCCCTTATGACAAGTGTGATGATTACCGCCAGCGTGCATAGTGCCAGCAGGGCAAATGGGAGAGCCAGCAAGAGAACGCTGACTATCCCGTTCTGGTTTTTCAGGCTCAAGCGCTCACCATTAATCGGGTATTGGTCGCCCACAGCTCGGCGCGGAGTGCCTTTACCGTGTCACGCCACTGGATCACAGCGCGGTTGTCACTCGACAAGGCGGCGCCGGGATGGCAGTTTTGCAGGATCGTCGCGATCAGCTCGAAATCTTTCTTGTTCATTGTGTCCCCCTCAGTTAGCAGCAAAGTGCTGCGGTCAGCCCCTTGCACCGCGTCCAGAAAGGCGCCGGCTTACGTGCAAGGGGCTGACCGCAAAGCTCTACACACAGTCCCAAGCAACGGTCCCATCGGCATTGTACACTGTGACGTTTCCATGGTCGTTGACGAAAACGCAATCTTCGCCCATTGCCTCGACTTCACTAGGGTCAGAAACCTTCGGCAACTCGTTGACTGCTTCCATACTGGGCCAAAAGCCAAAGTCCGATCCGTCGCCTTCATGCGCGCCGAAATAGCAATAAGGCGGTGCGAAGTGTCCCAGCGCCATCTGCAACTCTTCCAACAGCCACTCGGCCGCATACTGGTCATCGGCTTCTACCGTCTCTTCCGTCTGTGATTCGGCCGCGCCAATGCGCACGGCATAGTCAAAGACAGTCCTCGGCATTAGTACGCCAAAGTTTGCCTTGGTGTGCTTGGCAAGCTCACTGGCAAATGTAGAAAGCAAGTCGTAGGTCCGCAGTGTGCCGTGACTTACTGAACCGATCGAAGCGTATTTCATGCTACCCCCTCGTTTTCGATGATTGATAGTCGCATGGCCAGGAAAAGAAGGGCCCGAAGCGCTGCAAGAACCTTGTCCATATTTCCCCTCCTCATGTCCGATCGACACAAATAATCTACTCTATCCAACCGTCGAGGTCAAGCTAATTAAATTGCTTTGTTTATATAAACAACGAAATAAAATAACACAAATATTTATTTCTTTGCATGGGGTAAAGTTCGTTTATGAACATTTGTTCATTCTACCTGGTGGCGCTTAAGCGCCACCTTTGCGAATCACTTCGCGGGCATTATCCCGCTTCTTTTTTGTGTATCGACGGAGCCAATTCCAACGGCAACGCTTGGCCACCTCTTTGAACTCTTTGTTGAATTTTTCTTGCCGGAGCAATCTACCAATTAAGCTTGCCACGTTTCAATCTCCACTCTCGCGAATCACTTCGCCATCGGGCCGCAGCCACCGCAGCGTCAGTGACAGACGCTACAGGAATGCGACTCGATCTATTTTGAGAGCACGTCATAGGGGAAGGCAATGCGCACGACGCCTTGGTACTGTCGCGCCAGCTTGTGGTTACCAACGTGCTGGGGATCGAATGCGCGTTCGGTCTTGGTGAAGATCGGTCGTCCAACCTCGATGAATAGCCACCGGTCACGTCCGGGGTAGTAGATGCGATGCCACGTCGCGCCTCGCAAGTGCCAGTTGGTGAGCTGTTCGTGCGATAGGCCAACCGGCGGATCGCCAGGGCCAAGGCGCTCCATGGGGCGCCATAGCACGCGATAGATCGTTGGCACTCGACGAGGATTGCCGTCGTGCTCAGGAGCGTCCGCATCGGTCATGGTGTCCAGGACTTCCTCGCGGACCATGTAGCGTGCCTTGCTGGGGCGGAACGGGTTTTGCTCGACTAGCATGGCCTCGAGGTCGGCTGTGACCAGCATGATCCCGCCGCGCGCATGGATGAACGGAAGCTTGCCTTGGTAGACGCGATGCCAACGCCTATCAATCTCCCGACAAGGGGCGGGGAGGATTTCGAAGCGCGTTTGCGTTCCTTTGTAGGTTTTAATGTGCGCCCTTGGCCGGCCTTTAATTTCCTGCTTGCGAACGACAATGATGCGCTCCTTGGTCAGCCGCTGGAATTGCATGCTAGGATCGAAGTCCTTTCTAAGGACTTTTCGCGGCGGGCCTTGGCGGAAGCCTGAAATCTTTTTCACGGGTTTTTCTCCTTTAACGTGGAACCTGCGTGCTCGGTTGGCATCCATGTGTCAGATTATAGTGTGTTGATTGTGTTGAAAGTTTGGAGGTATTCTGCCAGATCACTTACTTTCGAAGCAAGTCGCAAGCCAGAGGTTTGTGTATGGTTTGTTCTCACTATAAAAACTAAAAGGAGAACAAAACTTTTTACTCCTGATCTTCTCCTTTATAAAAGATATGACTAAATACTAAACTTCCCCTTGTCGAATCAAAAGCTTAACACCTGACACGTCGATGCCAACCGCGCACAAATACAACTTATTTACAACTTATTTAATTCGGCGCGGTTGTATTTTCCCTTATAGGTTCGAGTGAAAACGGTTGTGCAGACCTTGGGTTGTATTTGAATTAGGACTACCATCCTATAATTAGGACTTCATTCCTAGCGCTGGGGGTTTGGGTCCTAACTTGGGAGAGCGAGGGGCTGGCTCGGCGGGTGAAATTTTTGCTCACGACACATTAAAATCGCGGAACTAAATGATTTCCATATAAATATTTATTTATAGACTTTCCGCGCCAAAAAATAAATATTTGGGAGTTCATGTTTTGTTCTCTAACCCAGGCGAAAAAAATCCCCCTGAAGGGGACCAGTCGAGTGAGACGCTCACGACTGCTTCAGGGGATAGTCCAGGGAGGAAACCATGTCCTACACGGCTTCGCAATTACTTCTTACCATGCTTGGTGGATTTGTCAACCTTAACTTCTTCAGCATACCCAGCATCTTCATTGGTAGGTTTGCGAAGCGACGCCTCCACTTCGTCGACCGCTGCGCTCTCATGATACCCAGTCGGGGCCTGCACATGCGGCAGTATCTTTAACGCTTGACCATCCGGCCCGAAGGTAATCGTGCTCGTCCTGGTCTTGCTGTCGTGGGCACCGACGAGTAGATCGGGCACCGCGATCCGCATGTACCTGTGCCCGCTTCCTGCGTGGCTCCCCAGCGTTATCGTAGCCCCGGTGTGGGCGTCTACGATCTCCTGATACCGGACTTCGAACTTGTCTTCTGCATTCATCGTCAGTCTCCATTTTATGGACACAATTTACTGCACACTTGCCATTATAGAAGGATCAAGGCGAATGAAAGTCCCATTCTCTCTCGTCAGCACGGCAATCTTCGGCGGCTCCTACGACGAGGAGACGCAAGAGCTGGACCTGACTTTCTCCAATGGTCGGACATACAGTCTGCATAATGTGCCCAAGACTGTCGTGGAAGAGCTTCAAGAGGCCCCTAGCGCGGGGAGTTACTTCAGGGATCGGATGAAGGGGAGGTACTGATGGCGACGGCAGAAGAGGTAGTCGCGCAATCTCCGGGGTTGAAGCGCAACACGTTGAGCCGTTATGGCAAGAGGTGGCATTTGCGTGAGAACTACCAGATGACACAAGAGGAGCGTGACAAACTTCTTGATGAACTGTATGGAGAGAAAACGATGATGATGCATGAGTCAACTTATGAGTACTTGAAGCCAACCGATAAGCAGATCGAGAAGATGGCGAAGGTCCGCGTGGCAGCTAAAGCCTATAACGACGTGCTGGATGCCGTTTTGCCGGATGGCCCCGATAAGACGTATATAATTCGTGCGCACCGTTCAAATGCCATGTGGGCCAACGTAGCAATTACCCGGCAACCCGATGGCACTCCAAGGACTTGATGAACTGTACGGAGGGGAAGATGACTAAGAAAGACAAGATGCAGAAGACGATGCACGAGTACAAGGAAGGCAAGCTGCACTCCGGTTCGAAAACCGGACCCAAGGTAAAGTCGAGGAAGCAGGCCATCGCGATCGGCCTCAATCAGAAAAGGAAGGGAAAATGAAAACCTACTGGGACGATCTTCCTCTTGGCGTTGATTTTCCAGCAGAAGCCAAACCATCTATCAATGTAAGTCATATTGACGGACCAGTGTTGACCTTTCGTGACGGACAAATGCACTGGTTGAACTTTTGGGAGCGCTTTCTTTTTTATTTTGGATGGACTGATGCTGAGAGATTGGAGCGTAAACACAGGCCACATCTCGCTTGGTTGTTGGAACGCAGACGTGCTTGACGTAGCTTCCCTCACCCCACTGGAACAGGCGGTCATTCGCCTGTCCCCTCAAGTCAACCCATACAACGCTCATAGGGTGCTCTTTGCCCATCGCCATCCGAACGAAACGCCGGATTTCCACTTTGACATCATCCGCGACCTACATGGAGAAAGTCGAAGACTTCTGTTCCTTGCTTTCCGTGGCGCAGCAAAAAGCACTCTTGCTGAGGAAGCCATCACGATCGGAGCTTGCTGGCGACGTTTTCGCAATCATATCATCATTGGAGAAAGCGCAACTCGTGCTTG